TAACAAAAGGAGAATTACTCTTAAAAGAAGATAAAGACAATCAATCTTTAAAAAACTTATTAAGTGGTAGAACTAAAGATGGTATTTTTGGTGATGAGTATTACAAGATAAATAAAAAACTTGTGGATTTATCGGAACCACTAATAAGTGAAGAAGGGAAAGAATTAGTTAAATCTTATTATTCCGAGTCGATGGATCCCGACGGAAGAGGACATAGAAATCTAATTAGATTTATGATGAATGACGGGTTTTTTAAATACCTACCAAAGGGTGACGACGCTTGGGTTAGTTTTTTAAAACCATTCTTAAAGTTAACAAGAAAAGAAAAAACAAATTTTAAAAACAAAAAAAAATAAAAAACAAATGAAGGAACAAGATATAACAAAAGTAGAGTTTTTGTTAATGTGTAATGACAACATTGTTGTCCAAAGATTTTTTAACGTGAGAGGTTTTAATAGAAACGCTTACAAATCTGAAGAACTTTATGACCATGTTAGTCGTCTGTGTCGAGAGTTAACATACGACTTAAAAATGAGATCTGTTGTTTATATGTTAGAAAATCGATATGAAATTTTAGAAAATTCAGAACTACTAAATACATCCATTACCAATGGACCTGAAAATTTTAATTTAATTCTTAAGGTTGGAGACATGACAATTTGTCATAGGCAGTTTGACGCAAAACCATACCCCCCAAAGGTCAGATATACCGTAGACCTACGCCCAAAGTTAAAAACGATCATGTCGGACTTTACTGACATTTTTTCAGGCCAAAAATTTAATTATTTTTATCCAGAATTAATCAAAAACTAGGAGTATTTATCTTTACAAACGAAAGGAAAAAAAGTATGGCGACGGGCAAAAATTTTGAATATTTAGGTAACACATTTCAGTTACAACTACTAAATCAAATTATATTAGATAAGGATTTTTCACACTCAATAATTGATGTAATAGAGAACAACTATTTTGAAAACAAATACTTCAAAATAATAATACAGATGATTAGAGAGTATTATGTTAAGTTTGATCACACACCATCTTTTGAGACACTTGAACAGGTTACAAAATCAGAACTACAACAAGAAATTGCATCAAAAATAGTTCTTGACACTATTAAGAAGATTAAAGACGCACCTATCGATGGTGTGGGGTTTGTCCAAGAAAAGGCGTTAAAGTTTTGTAAACAACAGGAACTTCAAAAGGTAATGGGTAAGGCTCAAAAGATTATTGACGGAGGTGAGTTTGAGAATTACGACACTCTTGAAGAGTTAGTTAGGGAGGCATTACAAGTTGGTGCAAAAGACACATCAATGTTGAATGTATTCTCAAATCTTGAACAAGTTCTTGATGAAGACTATAGACACCCAATTCCAATGGGAATACCAGGTATTGACAGACTATTAAAAGGTGGTTTAGCGAGAGGTGAAATTGGGGTTATTTTAGCACCAACAGGTGTAGGTAAGTCTACGATCTTAACAAAGATTGCGAACCACGCATTTAACTTAGGTAATAACGTTCTCCAAGTGTTTTTTGAGGATAATTCAAAAATAATACAGAGAAAACACTTCACCTTGTGGACAAAAATCCACCCTGATGATTTGTCAGAGAGAAAAGAAGAGGTAATGACTAAAGTTAAAGAGATTGAGGATAGTATGTTAAACAAACTAATCATGAAAAAACTACCATCGGACACAGTAACGATGTTACAATTAAAAAATCAAATTAGAAAAATGATTGCTGATGGGGTTAAGGTTGATATGGTTGTTTTGGATTACATTGATTGTGTTGTTCCTGATAAGAATTTGGGTGACGAATGGAAAAGTGAAGGATCGGTTATGAGGGGATTTGAGGCCATGTGTCACGAACTTAATTTAGTGGGATGGACAGCAACTCAAGGTAATAGACAATCTATTTCGTCTGAAGTAGTAACAACAGATCAAATGGGTGGATCGATTAAGAAAGCACAAGTTGGGCACGTTATTATAACTGTAGCCAAGACTCTACAACAAAAAGAGTTAAAGTTGGCAACAATAGCGATAACAAAATCAAGAATTGGCGATGATGGAGTTGTATTTGAGAATTGTAAATTTGATAACGCAATGATAGATATCGACACCGAAAGTTCTATGACATTTTTAGGAATGGAAGAACAAAAAGAAGAAAGAAATAAAAATAGAGTTAGAGAACTCTTATCTAAAAGAAAAGAAAAAGAAATTCAAACACAAAACAATTAACAAATAAATTTAAATAAAATGGATATTTCGCAAAAAATATTAAGTGACATTACTGTCTTTATGAAATACGCTAAGTTTCAACCCGAAAAAAATCGTAGAGAAACTTGGAAAGAGTTGGTGACTCGTAACAAAGAAATGCACCAAAAAAAATACCCTAAAATTACAAGTGAAATCGAAGAGGTGTATAAAATGGTATACGATAAAAAAGTATTACCATCAATGAGATCTTTACAGTTTGGTGGTAAATCAATTGAAATTTCACCAAACAGAGTTTACAACTGTGCTTATATGCCAATTGACCATGTTGACTCTTTTTCTGAAACAATGTTTTTACTTTTAGGTGGAACAGGAGTTGGGTATTCAGTTCAAAAACATCACGTTGAAAAATTACCCGATCTTAAAAAACCAAACAAAGAAAGAACAAGACGATACCTAATTGGTGACTCCATTGAAGGATGGGCAGACGCTATTAAAGTATTAATGGAATCTTATTTGGGATACAAATCGTCAACACCTATATTTGATTTTTCAGATATTAGACAAAAGGGGGCAATGCTTGTTACATCGGGAGGAAAGGCACCAGGACCACAACCATTGAAAGATTGTATTCATAATATCACAAAAGTTTTGGATAACAAAAAAGATGGTGAAAAATTAACACCAATTGAGACTCACGATATTGTATGTCATATTGCAGATGCGGTATTGGCAGGAGGTATTAGAAGAGCGGCACTTATTTCATTATTCTCGGCTGACGATGAAGAAATGATTTCTTGTAAATCTGGTAGTTGGTGGGAACAAAACGCACAAAGAGGTAGAGCAAATAACTCAGCGGTACTACTTAGACACAAAATCACTAAAGAATTCTTTATGGGTTTATGGAAACGTATTGAGTTATCAGGAGCAGGAGAACCGGGAATTTATTTATCTAACGATAAAGATTGGGGAACAAACCCTTGTTGCGAAATCGCACTTAGACCATTCCAATTCTGTAATTTGTGTGAGGTTAACGCTTCAGACATTGAATCACAAGAAGATTTTAACGAAAGAGTTAAAGCGGCATCATTCATTGGAACACTACAAGCTGGATATACAGACTTCCATTATTTAAGAGATATTTGGAAAAGAACTACCGAAAAAGATGCCCTTATTGGTGTTGGAATGACAGGTATTGGTTCAGGAGTTGTTTTAGGTTATGACATGAAAAAAGCCGCAAAGATGGTTAAAGAAGAAAACGAAAGAGTTGCAAATCTTATTGGTATTAATAAATCAGCAAGAACAACAACCGTTAAACCATCAGGAACTTCATCATTAGTTTTGGGAACATCATCAGGAATTCATGCTTGGCATAATGATTATTATCTAAGAAGAATCCGTGTAGGTAAGAATGAATCAATCTATTCTTACTTGGCGAATAATCACCCTGAGTTGATTGAAGATGAGTTTTTCCGTCCTCACGATACTGCGGTAATTGCTATTCCACAAAGGGCGCCAGAAGGATCCATCATTAGACATGAATCTGTTTTTCAAATGTTAGAACGAGTTAAAAAGGTGTCTCAAGAATGGATTAAACCAGGTCATAGAAACGGACAAAATAGTCATAACGTATCCGCAACAATTTCAGTTAAAGAGGATGAATGGGATTTAGTTGGTGATTGGATGTGGAATAATAGAGATTTCTATAACGGACTATCGGTATTACCATATAACGGAGGAACTTATACTCAAGCTCCTTTTGAAGATTGTACGAAAGAAGATTTTGAAAGATTAGTTAAAACATTGTCAGATGTTGATCTTACAAAAGTTATTGAGTTACAAGATAATACAGACCTTAGAGGTGAAGCCGCTTGTGCTGGTGGAGCTTGTGAAATAGTATAATAAAATTAAAATGACAGTAAGAGCATCTAAAGATTGGATACAACAGTTATATGTTCAGGAGACAACAAAAAAATCTCCTGAACCTGACTTTTATAAGGATAAAGAAGGTAATATAGTAATGACAGAATCTTATCACATCAATAGAGGAAGTTGTTGTGGTAGCAGATGTTTACATTGTCCTTACGAACCTCTTTACCAAAAGGGAAATAAATCATTAAAATCTCAACATTAAGTTGGGATTTTTTTTTGACATATTTTTACAATTTTTACTTAAAAAAAACTTAAGTTATATTTATATGTGATATGGCAAATGGTATAACTTATGGTATTTCTTTTCCTTTCGTAGATTCTTTTACAGGAAGGTATTTAGACGTTACAAACTCAACTGAAGGAGAGATTAGAGGAAGCCTTGTTCATCTTTTATTAACAAGAAGAGGAAGTAGATATTTTTTACCAAATTTTGGAACAAGATTATATGAATATATTTTTGAACCATTAGACGGACCAACATTTTCGGACATTGAATCAGAAATCCAAGACAGTGTTAGAACGTATATGCCAAATTTACAAATAACAAATATAAGCGTAGAGCCCGCATCGGCCGGTTTAGAAGATAAAGGAACCACAATTAATCAATATGGTGAGAGAGAATTTAAAGTCACAAATATTGCAACTTTAGAACACACCGCAAAAATTAAAATAGATTATAGAGTTCTTGATTCTGCTTTTGAATCACAAGATTTTATTATAATCAATATTTAATACTATATGGCAGAAAAAAAAATATCCTATACGGTAAGAGACTTTCAAGGAGTAAGAACAGAATTAATAAATTTCACAAGAACTTATTACCCTGATTTAGTTCAAAACTTTAACGACGCTGGTATTTTTTCAGTGATGTTGGATTTGAACGCTGCGGTAACAGATAATTTAAATTATCAAATAGATAGAAGTATCCAAGAAACGGTTCTTCAGTTCGCACAACAAAAAACATCAATATATAATATTGCAAGAACCTATGGTTTAAAAATTCCAGGTCAAAGACCATCTGTCGCATTAATTGATTTTTCAATTACAGTTCCGGCTTTTGGTGATAGAGAAGATTTAAGATATTGTGGGGTTTTAAGAAGAGGGTCCCAAGTTAATGGCGGTGGACAACCATTTGAAACTGTTTATGATATTGATTTTACATCACCAATAAATGCAGAAGGATCACCAAACAGGGTTAAAATACCAAATTTTGACTCAAGTGGGAAGTTATTAAATTATACGATAGTCAAAAGAGAAGTTGTTGTTAATGGTATTACAAAAGTTTTTAAAAGAGTTATTACGCCAAATGATGTTAAACCATATTTAGAATTATTCTTACCTGAAAAAAATATTTTGGGAATAACAAGTGTTTTATTAAAGTCAGGAACTCAATTCTCAACAATACCAAATCCACAAGATTTTTTAACATTAGGACCTGAAAGGTGGTATGAGGTAGACGCTTTAGTTCAAGACAGAGTTTTTATTGAAGACCCAACAAAAGTGTCTGATCAACCAGGTATTAAAGTCGGAACGTATATTACAACATCAAATAAATTTATATCTGAATATACGTCAGAAAGTTTTTGTAAGTTAACATTTGGTGGAGGAAATATTTCAGCAGAAGAACAACTTAAAGAGTTTGCTCGTGACGGTAAAGGGTTTGACTTAAGTAGATACACAAATAACTATGCTATGGGATCGGCGTTAACACCTAATACTACACTATTTGTTCAATATAGGATAGGTGGTGGTTTAGGTAGTAATCTTGGTATTAATACTATTAATCAAATTGGAACAGTTTCGTTTTCTGTTAATGGGCCATCTGAAGTTTTTAATAGAAGTGTTATTAATAGTTTACAGTGTAATAATGTTACAGCGGCAATTGGAGGAGCTAATCCACCAACAATAGAGGATGTTAGAAATATGGTTTCATTTAATTTTGCGGCACAAAACAGAGCTGTAACTGTTAATGATTATAATTCAATTTTAAGAAAAATGCCAGCTCAATTTGGGGCTCCGGCAAAAGTTGCTATAACAGAAGAAAACAACAAAATAAAAATTAAAATGTTGTCTTATGATTTAAATGGGAGTTTAACTAATGTTATATCAAACAGTTTAAAACAAAATGTGGCTAACTATTTATCAAATTATAGAATGATAAATGATTATATATCAATAGAGGCGGCAGAAACAATAGACTTAGCGGTTACTGTTGATGTTGTTTTAGATAATAGTCAAAATCAAGGTGCTATAATTGCAAAAACAATTCAAATTGTTGGAAATTTCTTTAACCCATTAGTTAGGGGGTTAGGTCAAAATGTTAATACTTCAGAACTAAAAAGACTAATTCAAACAGAAAATGGAATTGTTAGCATTTCAGACATTTTATTTTTTAATCAAGTCGGTGGTCAATATTCATCAAGTCAAACATCTATGCCATATTCAGACCCTGTAACACGACAGATAAGACCAACCGCAGATACTCTATTTGCAACGCCAACTCAAATTTATCAAATTAGATATCCTAATAAGGATATAAATATTAGAGTATTGAATCTTACGTCAGTTAATTTCTCCTAGAGATTTATTTTTTTTTAATAAGGTGTATGTTTCTATGAAAATGGGAAATAAACTATTTATCAAAAAAACAATTTTTTAATGCCAAAATCATATAGAATAAGAACCGAAGTTGGTATTGATAAGTATATCAATGTAAACTTAGAACAAGATTGGGAATCTTTAGAAATACTTTCTTTAAAAATTTTATCAAATGATATCTATACAAGATTTTGTGCAGATTACGGTATTGTTACGGGTAGAGTTTTTGTAAATAACGGTTTTGGTTTACCAAATGCAAAAGTTTCTGTTTTTATTCCTTTAGAACCTACAGACGAATTAGATCCTGTTATTAACGAACTTTATCCTTTTAAAACCATTTCAGATACAACTGAAGAAGGTTATAGATACAACTTACTCCCAAAATTGCCATCATATAACGGACACACATCTACCGGATCTTTTCCAAACAAAGGGGATGTATTAATGGATGGTTCTTACATTGAAGTTTTTAACAAATACTATAGATTTACCGTAACAACAAATGATAGTGGGGATTTTATGATTTTTGGGGTTCCAGTTGGAACACAAACAATAGTAATGGATATTGATTTATCTGATATTGGTTGTTTTTCTCTTTCACCACAAGACTTAATACAACAAGGATTAGCCACAGAAACACAAGTAAATGGTGCCAGATTTAAATCCTCAACTAATTTAAGAGAATTACCACAAATTAAAAATTTAGTATTTGATGTTGATGTTAGACCATTTTGGGGTGACGCCGACCTTTGTCAAATTGGTATTACAAGAGTGGATTTTGATTTAACAAAACAAGCAAATATTAATATACAACCTACCTCAATATTCATGGGGTCTATTATTTCTACAACAGATGATGATGCGTTAAAGGTTGGTTGTAAACCAAAAAATAATACGGGTAATCTTTGTGAGTTAGTTTCTGGTCCTGGCGAAATAAGTGCAATACGACAAACCATATTTTCCGATAATAATGGATT